CCCGCTTGCAGATGCTGGAACAGGGCTACCAGCGCCCGCCGCAGGGCCCTGCCCCGGTCCCGCTCGCCCAGCAGCCCGAACCCCGCGAAGAAGACTACCCCTCGCAAGCCGAGTGGTTCAGCGCGGTGCGGGCGTGGGACAAGGCCCAGCTCAAGCAGGAACTGGCCCGTGAGGCGGCCGAGCAGCAGGGGCGCGCGCAGGTGGTGGCGCAGCAGCGCAAACTCCAGACGCAAGCCGAGGCGGCCCGGGCGAAGTATGCCGATTTTGACCAGGTGCTGGACCGGCTGGCGACCATGCCGACCGTCCCGGCGCTGGATGCCTGTGTGCATGAAAGCGACCTGGGGGCCGAACTGGCCTACTACCTGGCGCAGCACCCGGAGGACATCGAGCGCTTGAATCAGTTGGCGCAGACTGCGCCGCTGGCGATGGCCCGCGAAGTCGGCAAGCTTGAACTGCGGCTCAGCACCTCTTCCAATGGCCACCGGCCCGCCGCGCCCGTCGTCCCTTCGACCCAACCGCCACCACCCCACCCGGTGAGTGGCTCGGGCGCCCCACCGCCCACCGGCTACCGCGAGGACATGTCTCAGGCTGAATTTGATCGCATGTTCCCGTATAGCCGCAGGGGGAGGTAGGCGTGAAAGGACTCGGTTTTGCCCAATTCTTTACTCACAATATCTATGGTCAGTCGCCGCTTGCTTCAAATCCTCAAAAACAACCTGATCTTTGCCTCGAACGTCAACCGGCAATATGACGGGCAGTATGCGATAGCCGGGGCAAAGATTGGCAACACGCTCTCGATTCGTATTCCCGCCTCGTTCGCGGTGCACGATGGGGCGACCTTCACGGCGCAGGACTACATCGAAGAGACCGTGGCCCTCGTCGTGGACCAGCAAAAGCACATCGACGTGCAGTTTACCTCCGTCGAAATGACCCTGTCGCTCGACGACTGGAGCCGGCGCATTGGCGAGCCCTCCGGCATCAAACTGGCCAACACGGTCGATCAGGCCGGGCTGGCGCGCTACTGGGAGGTGGCCAATTCGGTGATGTCCCCCGCGCCAGGCGCCACCAGCAACAAGTGGTTTGCCTACCTCAAAGCCGGGGCCATTCTCGACCAGGAAGGCACCCCGCGCGATAACATGCGCATGATCTGTCTGGAGCCGATGGAACAGGCGTATGTCGTCGATCAGAACAAGGGCCTCTTCCAGAGTGCCACGCAGATTCGCGATCAGTACGAAGAAGGCACCATGGGGCTCTCGGCGGGCTTTAAGTGGGCCATGGATCAAAACGTCGCGGTGCATCTCAGTGGGGCCCGAGGCGGCGCCCCGGTGGTCGGCGCGGCGGGCCAGAGTGGCAGCAGCCTGGCGGTGACCGGGTTTACGGCCGCGGCAGCCCCCCGCCTCAAACGCGGGGATATCTTTCAGATTACCGGGGTGAACGCGGTCAATCCGCAAAGCGGCGTCAGTACCGGGCGCTTGCGCGACTTTACCGTCACCGCTGATGTGTCGTCCGCCGCCGATGGCTCGGCCACCATCCCTCTCTCGCCGGCCATCCGCCTGGCCACGGCGACCGATCCGCGTGGCACGGTGGACGTGCTGCCTGCCGGGGCCGCGCCGCTTCTCTTCGAGGTGGACGGGACGGCCTATGACGCCAGTACCCTGTACGCGCAAAATATCGCCTATCACCAGAACGCCTTTACGCTCGCCATGGTGGATCTGGTCCAGCCGGCGAGTGGCACGTATGCGCGGGCCAGTGATCCCGACCTGGGCATCAGTATCCGGGTGTGGAAGGATTCCAACATTAACAGTGACACGCACCCCTGCCGGGCGGACATTCTCTACGGCTGGAAGACGATTCGGCCGCAGATGGCCTGCCGGGTATGGAGTGCCATGAGTTAAGCGCGCGCGGCGGCTGGCCCTCCAGCCGCCGCGAAGGGGGGGCTATGGCCCAGGACAAGACGATTCCGACCGAGTATCCCTGGTGGATGCACCATCCCACGAAGCCGATCGTGTTGACGCAGAACGCGGAGGAGGCCCAGGCGCTGGTGGATGACGACCTGCTCTGGCGCCTGTCTCCCTATAGTGACGAGGAAAAAGCCGCCCTGGCGCAGCCGCCTGAGCCGAAAGCTGGGGCACGGCGGACGAAGGAGTAAGCGATGCCGACCGTCCGCGCCCTCATTCGCCGCAGTTTGCTTCTGCTGGGCGTGCTCTCGTCCACCGAACCCATGGCGGCGGACGACGCCCAGGACGGCCTGGACGTCCTCAACGCGCTGATCGCCTCCTGGGCGGGTGAACGCCTGACGCTCTATCACACGCCACGCCTGGATGTGCCCCTGGTGCCGGGACAGGCGACCTATACGTGGGGCACGGGCGGGGCCATTCCCGCGCCGCGTCCGCTCAGCCTGGAGGGCGCCGTGCTTTGCAGGGACGACGCCGACTGGCCGGTGGAGGTCATCAGCCAGACGGCCTATGAACAGGGCATCATGGACAAGGCGCAGACGAGCACCATGCCCTGTCTGGTGTATTATGAACCGGCCTACCCGCTGGGCGTGTTGCACGTCTGGGGCGTCCCGGAGGTGCCCGCGACGCTGGGGCTGTTTCCGGTGGTGCCCCTGCAGCGGTTGGCGTCGATTGACACCGTGGTCAGTCTGCCTGAGGGCTATGAGCGACTGCTGGTCACGGGCCTGGCGATCGAGCTCTGTCCCATGTACGGCAAAGAGGTCAGTCCGACGCTTGCGGCGATGTATGCCGAGAGCAAGGCCAATGTGAAACGCGTCAACGCGCCGTCCCCGGTGCTCGCCTGTGATGCGGCGCTTTCGGCGTGGCCAGCCGAGAGGAGGGCCTGGCTATAGAATGGCAAGGGTTTTGTGGGCCGAGCTATGCAAGCAGGAGCCGCGACGTCAGCAGTGATCGCTGTGTCAATCTGTTTCCCGAGGTGGTGCAGTCCGGGGTGAGCAAGCCGCTGCTCGCGCTCTACGGCATTCCGGGGTTACGTCGCGCCTTTACCTGCCCGCGCTGGCCCGTGCGGGCGCTGTATACGGCCACCAATGGGCGCTGTTTCACGGTGGCCGGGAACACGCTGTATGAGCTGTACGCTGGGAGCCAGCCCGTCCCCCGTGGCACGCTTCAGAGCAGTCAGGGCGTGGTGCATCTGACCGATAATGGCCTGATGCTGGCCCTGGTCGATGGCGCACACGGCTACGGCCTGACGTTGGAGAATAACGCCTTTGGGGTCAATGCCGATCCGGACTTTCGCGGCGCGGTGACGATTGGCTTTCTTGATGGCCGCTTCGTGTGGGACGTGCCAGGCACCGGGCAGTACCAGTGGAGTGAGTTGTACAGCCCCAGTATCGACGCCCTGGCCTTTGCCACCGCCGAAGCCCGGGCCGATCCGCTCGTGGGTGTACGGGTCGATCACCGCGAGTTGTGGCTGTTTGGCACGCAGACCACGGAAGTGCTGTACTCGACCGGCGATCCGTTTACGCCGTTTCAGCGCTTGCCAGGGGCGCTGCTGGAAGTCGGCAGTGTGGGGCCACACTGTATGGCGAGTCTCAACAACACGCTGTTCTGGGTGACCAGCAGTCCCAGGGGGCAGGGCCATGTGGTGCAGGCGCAGGGCTATCAACCGCAACGCATCTCGACGCCACCCGTCGAGTGGGCGCTGGCGCAGTCGAAGCGGCTGCGCGAGGCGGTGGGGATGACCTATACGTACGAAGGGCATAGCTTCTATGGCCTGTACGTGCCCGATCTGGAGACGTCGTGGTGGTATGACCTCACCACCCAGCAGTGGAGTGCCCGAGGGACACTGTGGGCGAACAGTCTGCAGATGGTCACGAGCCATGATCCGACGTTTTACCCGTGGCGGCCGTATGTGCACACCTTTGCCTTCGGGCAGCATCTGCTGGGGAGTTGGGAAACGGGTGCGATTTACGAACTGGCCACGGACTGTTACACCGATGATGACAGACCCCTTGTACGCCAGCGCGTCACTCCAACGTTGCGCCAGGAACAAGACTGGGTGCAAATTTCCAGGCTTCGCATCCATATGGAGACTGGCGTCGGACTCGATCACGGGCTTGTGCCAGGAGCTGACCCGCAAGTCATGCTCCGACTGTCCCGCGATGGCGGCTACACGTTCGACAATGCGCGCTGGGCGTCAGCCAGGCCACAGGGGCAGTACGGGCGAACCGTCGAGTGGAGGCGTTTAGGGCGGGCCAGGCAATGGACGGCGGAAGTGTCCTTCAGCGACCCATGCCCGTTGACGATCCTGGGTGCAAGTATCACGTAAGAGGCTTTTTGCGTGACCGCTTTTTGAGGGCAATGGTGAGTAACAACGGTTGAACAGGCTTAGGAGGTGGCCCAGATTTCTTGCTCGCATTGCAGGACATACAGGCCGGAACAATATTCGAGGCAGTATGCGAACCGCCACGGCTGATAGGGATGATATGGTCCATCGTCAATTTCTTAGGTTTCTTACCACAATAGACACACAGATAGTTATACATCGACTTAATTTCGCGCCATTGTGCCATACTAAAATCACTCAACTTCGCACCGTATTTTCTGGCACGTCTGGCCTTCACCTCTTCAATCTTCATCTCCGGGTTTTCCCGATACTTGGCCCGGTTGTTGGCATTATTTTTCTCGCGATGTTTTTCCCTGCTGGCGCGTTTTTGCGCACGATAATATTCTGGGTTGGCCAGGCGTTTCGCACGTCTTTTGGCGTTCAGTTCTTCACGATGGGCGACATGATAGGCGCGGGCTTGCGCACGGTTTCTCGCTTGATGTCTGTAATAAGATTCTCTCGCTTGTTGGCGTTTTTTCGCCGCGTTCGCTGCGGAACGAGCGCGATCATAGGCTTTGCGTGCTTCGGGGTCTTTGAGTGGCATCGATTCTCTTTCATCACAGAGCATCGTGGGGTGGGTCGCTGGCAGGCGATGAACCCTGCCGGGTGTTGCAACACCCTGCGACCCGCGTGAACTATAACGTAACCTATTGAAATTGTACAATAATATGGTGATGTTGGCGAGGGAAATATGCCCACAAGGCTCTCTCCGATAGTCACGCAGACGGCCTTCGTTGACTCCCGTGGGTATTTGACCAGGGAGGCGACTGGCTGGTTTATTGAATCCTATATTCGGCAAGGGGCAGAATTGTCCGCGACCAATACGGAGTTATCGGGGGCGACGCTGGCCAATGCCGGGCACATTAGCCAGGTGGAAGACGATTTAGGCACCACCAGTGCGAATCTGGCCGCGCTTGAAGCCGAAGTGACCGCCTTGCAAGAGGCGGTGCTCACGCTGTCGCAGGCGTTAGAGGTGCTGACCGGACGGGTCGACACGCTGGAAACCCAGGTGGAGACGCTGGAAGCGACGGTGGCGGATCAGGAGACGCGGCTGAGCGCGCTGGAAGCCTGGCGCGTCGCGGTTGTGTCTGGCTTACCGGCAGCAGTCACTGTGGCGGGGCTGCCCACGTTGACCGATGCCCCAGCCACTGCCGACGCGCTCCGGGATAATCTCACCAGTGCGTGGGAAGGCGTGATCGAGACGAATGATACGGGGCTGCAAACGGCCATCAACGCGGTCAGAACCGCGCTGGCAGCGTAAGCCATGCTCATCTGGACGCTCGTCAAGCCGCTCGTGCAGTGGAGCCAGGCCGAACGCGAGCAGCGGCTGTTTCACGTCTGCGTGCAGGTGCAGGCGCAGCTCCTGGCGCGGCATCCGGGGTATCAGACGGCGAGCGTGTACATGATTCCTGACGCCTGCGAGGGCGAGGTCAAGGAGATGCTGGGTGCGCTACTTTTATAAACTGGCAGAAGGGATAAACGTTCAACCAGCTCTCTTATCCCTCTATAGACAACCAGAGCTTTGGAATACTTTAACGTTAAGAACTGCCACACCCGAATCTCCTCACAGTCAAGCCGACGACATTATCCTGCGCATGGAAGCCCTCGATGGGAGTCTCCCCGAGCGGCAGTGCATCTGGTACGAGGCGGCGTGGAAGCTCCCCGAGGTCAGGGCCATGGTCATGGCGCTGTGCGCCCAGGTCGGCTGTGAACAGCTCGGGAGGGTCATGGTGACGCGACTCGCACCGGGCGCGGTGATTCCCCGCCATAGCGATGTGGGGGCGCATCCCTTGCAGTATTGCCGCTTCCGCTTTTGGGGGCGCTACCATGTGACGCTCCAGACCGACGCGGCGGCGGTCTTTACCTGTATGGATGAGGTCGTCCACATGGCGGCTGGAGAAGCCTGGTGGTTTAACAATGCTCTGGAGCACAGCGTGGAATGGTTTGGCGAAGGCCAGCAAGACCGGATTCACGTGATCTGTGACATTCACACGGCCAACGAGCCCGACCGGGAGGAGCCATGTTGACCTACCATGTGGAGGCCTGGGGCGACTTCTGCACAGAAGCCGAACCGCTGTGGCACCAGCACTGGCAGGAAATTGCCCTCGATCAGGACGTGATTCCCCTGGTGCCGGACGACGCGGCG